CAAATTCTGCAGGGGACCAACAGATGATACAATAGTACCACTTAAACCTTCGTCGGTTGTAACAGATTCAGTATCTTGGAATGTACCTCTTACATTAATAAGAAATATTTCAAAAACTTCAATGCCCAGCTCAATAGTAGCTACAACTCTATCGACCTTTGCTGTAGCACCGGACGTCGATCCGGTAATATTCTTACCGCCCAAATTGTATAGGTTGCCACTAAAAGGAGCAGATAGTCTTAGAGACGTTTCTTGAACCCAGCGGCCATCAGATACGCGTAGCATATCTTGGCCAGGATAGTAGAAATCAATCTCATCATCGTATAATATTCTAAAAAGGAGCTTGTATGCTTGTTCGGTACCCTTGGCTCGGTAGAGTTCTTTTATTCTCGATATCAGCAGAGCTTTGTCTGCAATAATCTCTTCAGGGAAGTCTGCTAATACCTCTCGTTGAAAGTATTTGACAAATTCTTCGTCAGTGTTATCGATGTCAGCGTAATTAAGAAGATTTTTAGAACGGTCGGTAACCTGATTGGATGTTTCCAACCATTCATAGTATGCTCGCATGAACGCTTTGAACTTAGGACCTTCGGTATCTAAGAACTCGGGCAGCAGTTCATCTACAAGTATTGAAGACTTGTTGTTTGTTGTCATTAAAATACCGTTGAGATGACACCAGAGCCTACGACAGTTGCACTACTACCTTGAGTGCTTACGTTAGACGTTGATGAAGTTATTCTCTTGAGCTTAGTGTCATACAGAGATATGCTTGCCTCTGTAATTGCGAGTATCTGATTTCGTATGCTAGATATTGTTCCTTCGCGAGGTACAGCGTATATCTGAAGAGCAGCACCTTGGTATCCAGAAATAATAATTTGATTAAGCGTAACAAGTCCTGTATCATAATCGACAGTACCTGCCGTCTTATTTGTATAAATTCTTATATTGGATTCGTCAAAATAGTACACTCGTACGTTGCCAAACCCATCATCATCAAAATAGGAAGCAATGTTCGACTCATATGTAAACGCGCTCGACGTAATTGTCAGACCTCGGCCTGTGTGAGCTTGAGGAGTAACGCTTAACGTAATTCCGCCCGATATATTCAACAGACTGCTGTTGAAAGGAATATTATAGGTTGTAGGTGATGTTGTAATAGGTATAAAGTTTTTCATCATCTTGAGATCTATCTCAATGCTGGAGATAGCTTCATTAGCTGGATATATCTGTCTGATCAGTTCTGAAGAGACATAGTCCTTACTAAAGGATACCAGATCAGAAAGCTCATACTGTATCAGCTTGTTGCCTATAGTCGATACAATTGCACCTGCGGTAGATGACGTGATGTTAGGATTGTATCTTACCCTAACTGTAGGAACAATAAACTTGTAAGTCGGATCTACAACCTCAGGGGTTATAGAAAGTACATTCTTGTTTGCCAGATAAGTTTCAATATCATTCTTTCTGGTTTGAGAAACAAAGAAGCCGGTGTTAGGTTTTACTGAAAGAAATACCTTGCCGTAGGTAGGAGGATTGTTTTCCTGGCCACCCCATACGGACACAGCTCCTATGTCTCCAAAGTTATTTCTTATTAACGCCTCGTAGTCACCTGTAGTAACCGCTCGGTTCTGGGCTTGATAGTTTCTAGGAGCATTGAACTTTACAGAAGCAATACTTTCTTGCTCTGATCCGCCTGTAGCTGCAGTTACTGTCTGCACGTTTATGTTGCTATATCCATCGATGGACGTAGGTGTGGCAAACGTATTAGCACCTTGGGTTAATGTTCCACTACAAATTCTATAATCAGCAACAACGATATTTCCATTAGTAAGACCCTTGCCAACAGCATTGTCGCCAAACTTAATTTCATACTTTCCATCATCGTTTTCATTTATAAAGAAGGCGTATGTATTGCCGGTCACTGCTGTAAAATCTGTTGCGTTGATCCATGTTGTCTGCGAGGTGTTTGAAGAGGACTCTTGTACCTTTACAGATATGCTTCTAGTATCTACATTTTGATTAGGTATAACATATCTCACAGGGGATGCATCGCTCACATCAAATCGATAAGTGAACGGCCGGCCCTCTGTGATATCTAAATTTGCGGAATAAGCACCTGATGAGTTAGCATTTATTACTCTAGCCTCAGGATTGACGTACACATATTGTATCCCATCAATTGTGGAAACAAATTGAGTCAGAGCTGGTATAGTAATGTTATTCGGCGTGTCATCAGGCGTAACAGTTAACTTGATGGTTGCAGTAGAGCCTTGTGACGAACGTGGCGTATACCCGAGCATCTTAGCTCTAGATACCACATTATTCCGCACTTGTGCAGAATCAAGAAACATTTCGTTACCTACCATGTTCAAATAGAAGGCATTCTTGTAAGTATTGTAGGCTAGCAGGTTCAACATTATTTGCATCGTCGAACTTTCGTAATTGTAATCTCCAAGATCCGTTTGATTAGATAGAAACGTTTTGAGATCGCTTTTAATACCATCAAAATCTATGCTTGTGAGCTGTAACGCGTTATTTGCAGACATTTTATCTGGTTCTCTCTATTTCTAAACCAACAGTTATAGGCTGGGCTTGGTTTGCCACAAAAAAATTAATACTAATTTGAACTTTGCTGGAGTTGGGCGAAGCTACTACTGTAACCTCGTTAACTCTTGCTCTAGGTTCAAAGTTTTTTATTGCGGTTTTAATATCTTCTTCTATATTTACTTGCTCTATCGGATCGAAATGTTCGAAAAGTCGACTGCGAATGTCAGCACCGTATAGGGGATCGTATGGTCTTTCGAATCTATTAGTCAATATGAGATTTTTCAGAGCGCCAACTACAGCCTCTGCGTTCTTCTTAACTGTAACATTGCCCGTAATAGGATGAGCAGTCATGGTGATACCAAGATCACTAAACTGCACTTCCTTACCCAGGGGATTTATAGATCCTGATTTAGACACATTTATTCCTTAGCTTGATAAACTATTTATCAGCGTTCTTAACGTCTTGTATCTCTTTTCGCCTTACTTTTACAAGTTTTGCAATTTCAGCAAGTGCCTTGCGAGCTCTAGTTCCTGCTAGCTTGTTGCCTTTCTCGAACTTTGTGTTCTCATCATCGTATGTTTCAAAAAGTGATTTAAGCATTTCATTAGTCATAATTAACTCCTAGTTATTATAGTGGCTTTAAAGTAGTGCCACCGGTTTCTGTGTGTTTATGTGTGCCAAGCTCGACATCTCCGTCCTTAACTTTATTAGCCTGAACTTCGTCAACATCAATCTTACCTTGCGTAGTTATTGTTCCGCTTCCAAGATCCACAGCGTGAGAGGCTGCAGTTTGAATAATTTGCTTCTCAACAAATATTCTATGGTTGCCTCCTATGTTTTCTTCTTTATCTCCATCAACATTGATCTTCCAGTTACCCGTTATGTTGGTAGTACAATCAGCATCTATGGTTAGAAAAACATTGCCTTTAACATAGACGTGGTTATCGTTAGCAACTATAGAGTACTTGTCCCCAGTAATTTTTGTTATACTGTCCCCCTCTGTCGTTACCTCATGATACGTTCCGCTAGGGTGATAATCCGTTCTTCTCGACTCTCCTGTATCAGTTCTGTTGACTAGTTGGGTAAGCATTCCAGACTCTGATGCTGTAGTTTGCACAAAAGGATACAGGGCATCTTGGGGCTCTTCTGGCTCACTCCATAATTGATCCGAGCTCTTATCTTTTGTGATGTCTTTTGTTCTTTTTTGTTTTCTTAATTCTGATTGAGCCGATGGATAGCCTTCTTCCACTCTGGCGGCTCTTGGCAGCTCTGATTCACCATTCAGCCCGTTTTCATCAAATCTATATCCAGGTATTTGTCCTGTAACCATTGGTCGTTGACCTGACTCCCCATCCATAAAAAAGCCAAATACCCATGTCCCAACAGTCAACCCTGACGCAGATGCGGCTGGCGCAGTGACTGGTTGAACCGTAGACGCCCAAGGCAGATCTATAGTTGGTTGCTTGTCCTTATCCGTAGAGTGCCATCCAAAGCATCTAATTTTAACTCGACCAAGTTTCAGCGGATCATCACGGTCCTCTACCTCACCGATAAACCATATAAAATTATATCCCATAAAATCCTTAACAAAATCAGTCACCGGAGCCTCCTAACAATTTAGACACCAAACTACCGATAGTGCTATCAGTACCAAAGGGTAAATCAGTATACTTCTGCATGACGTATTTAACAGGATTAGAAACCAGTTGGTTTGAATCATTTACACCTGCTATTTTCTGGCCTCTTAGATCCGTAGCAAATGATTCTTTGACGCACTGGAATGTTGACACATAGTCGCCATCTGCTGTCATTCTTGTCACTATAGAGACGACAAGAAAAGTTGGACTGGATCCATAATGGTCAATAAAGGCAGAATCTTGGACGCCCTCCCTGTCTTTATTGCCAGGTATAAATATTTGTATAACATCCCCAGCATTTACATTTAAATTTACTGGTACTGTTATATTGATGCCATGCTGTCTCAAGGATGCGAGTTGTGCTGTTACCAGCGGGGCCTTTCTGAATCTTTCTCGACCATGAAATGTATGCGGGTCATTGTTAGCTGTGATTCTGCTGTCAAAGGTTATGTTGTTACCTGATTGTCTAGCTACGTCCCCAACAAGGAGACGCTTGTGACCCGGGCCAGCCATCTCGTTACCCAGCAGCTTGCTTCTTGACAAATTAATTGTGGGTTGACCACCCCCTGTTATGTGCGGAAGTTTCTGAAAGTCAGTTGCGTAGTTAAAATTTGTTTCTGAGTACTTCTTCGATATAGGATCTAGTATACAAACGTTATTATCGTACATCCCTTTCAATAGAAGATCAATTGTGTCTACATTATCAAGGTAGGTATGACCTATTATAGTTCTTTCTACTGGATGTGAATCGACAACAGAGGGATTGGTAAAATAGTAGCTCAAGTTGCTGAGGCGCCTAGCGTCCTCTTTGAGAGGCTCTCGCTCCAACATACTGCTTATAGTTCGAAAATTATATCCTTCAGTCGTTTCATAAAAAAGATAATGAGAAGCATCACCATATACTTTAGATCTGCTCTCTCTACCAATAATATTAATAGCTTCAAATGGCGTATGTCCACTAGCCGTGTAGGGTACTACATTCTCACTCTCTTCAACATTGAATTTTTTCTTG